ACAATTAGAACAATTGTACTGTTAAGATAAATTAATACAATATACACTAGCTGACTGCGGCGGTTGAGCAGCTAGCCTAGGTTGTCAACAATGTGGATAAGTAGATGGGCTAGCCCAGCGCTATGGTGTATTACCCGTATGCTAGTCTTCCCTCCCTCTCGTCCGTGCTCCGCGTGCTTGCGCTCTTGCGTAGGTGCTGATCTGGAACGGAGTAGAAAGGAGACAAGGTATGAGTAGCCACTACGATAAGCGTGTGACAAGCATAGATATAGAAGAACAGATGACTAAGTCTGTAACAAATCTTGTAAGCTATTACCTAGATACACTACCTGTAGAGCTAGAACAAGAGTATAAGAACTGTGTATTCTTCTATCGCTGGTATAACGGTGATTGGTCATTAGAGGGCGAAGAAATACACAAGCCGTTCTATAAGGGCGGTATCCTGGACAAGGTAACCAGGCAGTGGAAGCTTGAAGTAACAGCGGCCGATAGCCTCGAATGCCTTGTTCTATTAGAAGCCGAGTTGATCAGAGAGATCAACGGCAGAAGCCTATGGAAGGGAGTAAAGAATGCCTAGCGAGGAAGTGTTCGTATCTATCCCCACAATGGGGTTGGAAGGAGCAGAAAAGATCGTAGCCGGTGGTAGTCTTGCTATGAACCTATTGAATTATCTAGAACTTAATCCCGATAAGCTTCTATCTATATACCCAGAGAAGCACAGCTTCAAGGATATGGCTAGCCGAGAAGGTGTATCAGTTAAGGATATTGAGCAACAGTTTATGAAGCAGCAGCGAGATATCCTTATCATCGTATCGTTCCTATTCAAGGATGTACTGGCTGAGGTAGCAAGGTACTACAATCTTGAGTACATTGAGGACAAGACAGTCGAGCACAAGCTAATGGCTGCTGACCTTGAAGGTATGGACGATGATCAGATCCAAGCAACCGATGTATTGGCAGAGGTTGACAAGATCCTAAATAGAAGGGAGAACTAAGATGGGATTCGACATTAGTAGCAACGAACCTAATCGCGAGAAGGCCGAAGCCTTCGCTAAGAAGTATGAGTATTCCTATATGTTCGATAAGGATACAGGTGAGTACAAAGGTGACGATACCTTATACTTCCGGGCTAACATCTGGGGTATGAGCGATATCCACAGGATCATTGAGCTAATGCGTAGAGAGATCCACCAAGATACAGACTATGGTCTACAAGTACCTATGCCCATCATTGATAAGACTATATACAACGACGGCACGCTAGTTACAACAGCTGACATCCTAGACTTCCTTGACCTAGTGAACTACTTCACTGGCGCCAAGAAGGACGATGGTGTAGACAAGTGGATCGAGCGTATCCGGGACAATGTATACCCAGTAGTGTTGGGTATGATCAGGGCTAAGCGACTTGCCAATCCTGATATGTTCAAAGCAACTGTCTCTACCTTTGTAAATGGCCAGTTGGTAGATAAAGAGTATCCAGACGAGGACGCAGCCAACGACTCTACGAATCTGTTCGTCGAGTTCGTTGACTATGCCAACTCTTGCCTGGAACTAGAAGGGTTCAGGGTGTACTAATGAGTATCTTAGATTGGAAGACATACGAGCTAACAGTTCACAGGGTATTGACTAATGTCAAGGGCCCCAAGATTGAGTCACCAATCCAATTGAATTCATACTTCGAGAGTATGGCAAAGGATGAGTTGCAGGAATCCCTATTCCTTATCTCATTCAATGGTCGCAATGACATCATTGGTATTACAAGGGTGTACTCAGGCACGGCTACTGGCACTAGCATTGCCATCAATGAGGTTATACGCCCAGCTATTCTGACAGGTGCAGTAGGCATCGCATTAGTGCACAACCACCCATCAGGTGACTCAGAGCCATCTGATGCGGACAAGAATCTAACCAAGGAGATCGTTAATGCTTGTAGAATTATGGACTTGGAGTTCCTTGATCATATGGTTATGGGCGCTGATTCTTACACGAGCATTCGTAGCCAATACCCGGGAATCTGGGCGGAAGCTGTCAGAGAGGAGTTCTAATGCGCGAAAGAAAAGAAAAGGTGTTCGACCGAACAGCAATCGTTAGATGGCATCTAGAAGGCAACATCTACCCGCCCATCAATGACCCCGATATGGCAGAATTTGCCCTGTCGGCGATCGACTTGGGGAATGAGGACAAGGGCGATACGCCTGTATTTATCTATGCCGATGGCAAGATAAAGAACCTCAAAGACAACAAAACTGGAAAGGAGGTGACTGCTAATGAAGTAATCAAGAACTGGAAGCTAGAAATATTCCTTGATGTACCAGATGAGGAGGTTGAGTGAAAAAGAAAACAATAAAAGACAACGCTGCCAGATGGGAGATGGTTGTCTATGTCACTAACGATTCTGGTATGGAAACCAAGTATGTATGGCACGGTGGTGCTTATGTTGATATTGTTATAGATGATGTAGCAGTTGATGTAATCAATGTATATGACTACGCTATTGGCAAGCCTGAGATCAGCACAATGAAACAGCTGGTCGCAAGGATAAAGAGATACATCAAAGAAACGGAGGCACACAATGACCAGTAATCTTGATCAGATCAAGGACAAACTTAGAGAAGCCAAGGAAACCCTTGACCGGCACAAGTGGGAAGTTGAGAATCAGGACATCCCTGATCTCACAGAAATCCAGAGTGTTGTAAGCGACATTGAGAACTCAGCTAGTTCTCTACCTAATGTAGAAGATGTAGAGCGTATTGGTACATACGAACTAGACTCGGCTATTGATTCACTAATTGAATCAATTGATGAACTGGATACAATACAGCTAGATCGTAACGCATTCGCAACTTTGTACAGCGATGGCCCAGCTCTTATGAACCGGGCTATCTCGTATCAGATTCATCATCTGATTATGGTTACCAACAAGTTGGTTGAGTCTGCTGTTAAGCAGCGATTCGACGCTGACGGGTGGCAGAAACTGTATAGGCTATTCATTGGGCTACAACAGGCTACCGACGAGTTCGGTGACAAGGTAGACAATGAGATCAACACATATGGTACGCCTAACAGCAATACTGTTAAGCTTGCTATGTACAAGGAGGATTAACTATGATCGGCAAGTTGAAGAAAAACGCTAAGAAGCAAGGAGCACCTAGGTATTCTGACCTCAAAGATGTTGAGATCGTTAAGTCTCTCAACGCCGGCGAGGCACATACACTAGCAGACCTAGCTGGCTACGCAGTAGTCGAGCTGGGCAGGCAGCTAGCAAAGTCAACAGGTAATCATTACCGCCCTAGGCTGATGACATCTGTTGCCTTGGCTAGCAATCTAGAAGAGGCAGTACGAGACCTTGAAGACTACAAGGGTTACCACGCAGCAGGTAAGATTGCTCAATTCCTTGGATTTGACAATCATTCTTGGAGCGCTAGTACTGATTGTGGTGACAGGACTGTGGACTTTGATGATGTCTATGAGTCCGAGTATGAGATTGAGGTAGTCGTATACTACAAGCGCAAGGCAAAGACAAAGGAATGCCTTAAGAAGTTCGGAATTAAGTAGTGTCGGGCAGGCTAATCAACCTGCATGAAGATAGGATTATGCGCGTAATTGCAGCAAGCGCCAAGGTCATTGAAGACCCCAGCTTGCTGCGATTACGCCTAGTCCGCAGGTATGATGACATTGCTAAGCGTGTAAATATACACGACATATACGATAACGCAGGTTGGTATGAGAAGTTCCACGACATCATCATCGAGGCTGCTCATAACGATTCAGCGTACAATAAGATGTACCAGGATCGTACACTTGTTGCCGCAGCGGCGGCTCTATCTCCTGGTATGTCTCCAGATCAGAATGTTCAGGCATTGATTACCATATTGAGAAAGATGCGCAGCCTTGACGAAGATGTCAAGCTCCGGGCATACCCCAATATGATACAGAAAGCCAAGGATATTCTAGTCACCAACGACATTAGTCTTCTAGGTAACGCAAAGATTAAGGACTTCTACCTTGCGATAACATCAAAGGGTAGGTCTAACTTCGCTCCCATTGATAGGTGGGCAGCTAGGGAATTTGAGCCTTACGACAAGAAGATTAAGGTCGGAGGCAAGATGGTATGGAAAGATATTGACATGAGTATGGGCGAATACCGGAAGTTCCAAAGACGCTATGAGATAGCAGCTGGCAAGCTTGGTCTATACCCAGCCGAGTTGCAAGCCATATTGTGGGTAGACAAAAGGAGAACCGAAAATGGCAGTAAAAGTCACGGTTCACGATAACCTTAGAGAAGATATGAAAAGGCGTGACCTTATGATTACAGCTCTTCGCACTACCAAGGCAATGGGATTCATTGATGGAGATGGGCACTGCATCTACGATGGAGAAGTCCTGCGATCAAATGGATTTCCAGAGTTCATTGTTAGTGAAACAGAAGTTGAGCATAAGTCAGACACTAGCAGTATGAAGTCTACAATCTTTGACAGCGACGGTATGATTATTGAGACTCTTAAGGGAGTAGCAGCATTAAGTCTCCACTACGCAGTGGCTCGTGCGCTATTGCTCGAGCCCGGCGTAGATTACAGGGATGATCTACTAGGTCGCGGGTACCAAGCCCGGGAACTAGCTAGAGCAATCAAGGAGGATCTAGATGTTGTCCAAGCTTGATACCTTCACCACAATTGAAGGAATGCAACAGAACAGGGACGAGCTAGTCAAGGCTCGCATCAACATTAAGGACAGAGACGAACAAGAACGGCATTACATTATGACAGAGATGGTAAGGCCATTGATTGATGCTGTAATTGTTGGTGGAGTAGTTGAACAACACGGAACTGGAAAGCCATTCCCAGTACTTTATGTAGAACAAGGCGGGAAGAGATATACCTTAGTAATCTCAGCTGATGATGAGATGAATGAAGGTGGTCGAATCCTAGTAGAACCTAGATAACTAATAGCCGCTAGTTGGGATAAGCCCAGCTAGCGGCTATTTATTTTCCAGCAAGTGCCACGCGTTGCCCCGTGCCCGACGGGGGGCGGCCGCGGCTAAACGTAGGGTACTATCACTAGTGCCCGAAGGCGATTTCTGCCCGGGAAACTTTTATCAGCCGCCGGCCAATCCATTCCGCCACAGGGGCCACTACCCCATTGCCACAGCAGGCATACCTGGCAGAATCGGTACCTCGTTTAACGAGCTTTGACGGGGGAAAATCAAGGGGGTGGGACCCAGACACCAGGTTCTCACTTCCGCCTCCCAGATCGCCTCCTAGGGCCCTCAGCGTTGATCCTACGGGACCCTCTCGGTACTCCCCGAAGTTAGTTGTCTGGTGGTACAGCTGGATGTGCCCAGCTGCTGCTTCCTCAGCCCCAAGTCGTACTCCCCTTCTGGCAGCTGTCAATGGTCCGACGACTCCTCCAGAGTAGTCCACCCATCTGGCCATCCCATCAGCCTCTCGCACTCCATCGGTGTCAACCTGCGCAGTGCGCTGCCGTGATCCATCCCCGTTGCTCTGTTCACTAGAGCCTCGTGCAGTGACGTAGGTAGAATCTTTTTCCTCTTGTGAGCTCTCCTCAGTATGCCGGCAGCTGCCTTCGCACTCAAATAATACTTCGCCGCAGCGTTCGCTTCCAAGACTTGCGACAATGAAGACCCTTCTGCGCCGTTGTGGTACTCCGAAGTGTTGCGCGTCCAGAATGCGCCACGCCACGCCATACCCGAGTTCTTCCACTTCACCGATGAGTCTTCCGAAGTCACGGCCTTTAGAGGAAGTGAGTAGTCCTGGGACGTTTTCAAGCACCAGCCACTTGGGTTTATATCGTTCAACAAGGTCAAGGAAGGTAAAGGCAAGGACTGATCGATCACCTGCGAACCCTTTCCGGGAACCTGCGATGCTGAGGTCCTGGCATGGGAACCCGCCGGTAAAGATGTCTGCGCTTCTCCAATCATCACCGCTGGAGCTCCCGCCGACAACGTCAGTGGGTCCGCCACGTCGTTGAACTTCGTCGGCTGCATGCTGTATCGGCTCGGAAAGCTCACGATCCCTGAGGGCAACGATGTCTCCGAGGTTGGGGACACTTGGCCAATGCTTCCTGAGGACTGCGCTTTGGTACTGCTCAATTTCGCTGAAGCTAACTGTTCTGATTCCTGCTCGTTCAAATCCAAGGTCAAACCCTCCTACTCCTGAAAAGAATGATGCGCTTCTCATCTTCCACGCACCTCCTTTATTTCCCTGACTGTTACCTTAAGGCGACCTAAGTTTAGCCCACCTAGCGTCATAAACGCAGCTGGAGATAGGTCTATTAGCGTGTTGCCACCGTGGCACAGGCAGTCACGAACGGTGACCACTACGCACTTGTACGTATCCTTCCTGCACACGAGAACCTTGTAGGGCTTGGTCTTTCCGTTCACAAAACCATGCATAGCTGCGTACATAACCTTCTCGCCCTTGCTATACGGTGAGCACGTGTAAAGGAACCCCCCGTAGCACGATCGATCCCCTTGCGGGTGGTTGTTGCCGTACCAAGTTGCCGTCCCGCTGCTGGATGGCCCTAGCGGCAATCCTATTGCGAGAGACAAGATGAGGGCGATCATTAGTTCAACTTCTTCTCTGATCGCTTGACGATTTTCTCAGCGTGGCTGAACTCCTCTGGGAACTCAGACTTTAAGATCTTCTTGAACTCGTTGTTAGCTTTCACTACTCCGTCAATAACTCCGCTGTCATACGCAACCTGAAGCATCTTCGTTACCTCCATCATTGCGTGGTCGCATATGCCTACCTCGCAATCGCAGTGTACCTCCATACTTACCTTGTATGCTTCCTTGTCCTTCTTCTCAATCTTACTTGACATCTACCCCTCCTTTGAACGTAGCCGTCGTCCTGTTGAACATCAACTCGGTCCGACCGGTTGGCCCGTTCCTATGCTTGGCAATCTTACAATGAACGCTCTCAACCGCTACGTCAAGATTAGCATCGTTTGCCCTCCACAACATTAGCACAACGTCAGCATCCTGCTCAATGGCACCAGAATCCCTAAGGTCTGACAGCCTTGGCTCGTTGTTTTCACGGTACTCTGATGACCTGGAAAGCTGGGAGAGTGCCAGGACTGGCACCTCAAGCTCCCTAGCCATAGCCTTAAGGCCCCTGCTGATATCTGCCACGTCGTACACCCTGTTGCTGTCCTTGTTGCCTCTGTCTGGGTTCATTAGCTGCAGGTAATCTACTATCACAAGGTCCAGTCCCTGCTCCTTCTGGAGCCGCCGGCACTTAGCCTTCATGTCGCTAGGCGTAGAGAACGGTGCGTCCTCAACAAAGATCCTGCTCTTCTTAATTCTCTCTGATGCTGTAATGACCTCCGTCATTTCTGGAAGGTCAAGTAGCCCATGTCGAATCTCGTGTAGACCCACGCCAGACACAGAGGAAAGCATCCTGCTTCCGATCTGCTCACGAGACATCTCAAGTGAGAAGATGGCGATTGACTTGTCGTACCTAAACGCAGCGTTAGCAGCCATAGTTGTTGCGAGAGCTGTCTTACCTACGCTAGGCCTAGCGGCAATGATTACTAGGTCGCCCTTCTGCCAGCCGCCCACGATTGAATCAATGCCAGGGATTCCAGAGATAACCCCAGATGCCCCACCTGCCTGCATCAGGGAGAGCCTATCCATAGTCTCCCGCATAACGTCGTCCATGCCGGAGAACTTACCGCGAGACCGCTCCTTGTTGATTGACATAACGATTCGCTCTGACTCGGCCAGTGCTTCGTCAGCTGTCTTTGACATCCTGGACAGCTCTGAGATGCGTGCCGCAGCGCTGTGAACATCCCTCCTAATCGCATTGTCAAGGACAATGTCAATGTAGGCTTCATAGTTGTACGTGCTGACTACTGCGTTGGCAATGTCAACAACTCCAACGTTCCCGCCTACCTCTTCAAGATGCCCGGACTTAGCAAGGGACTCTGAGAGAGTCACTACGTCAACTACAACCTCGGCAGCAACCAATGACTTAATCGCCGCGAATACCCTTCGCAGTTTCTGGTCATCAAAGTCATGTGGCGACAACCTCTCGCATACAGCAGATGCAACCTCTGTTGAGATCATGCATGAGCTGATCAAGGCAAGCTCAGCTTCGCGGTTACCCTTAGTCATGCTGGCTCCTGTGTGGATAGGCCGGCATCTATGGCCATCTCCTCAAGAACCTCTACTGCATTATCAGAAGCAACGCAACGGTCGCACTGATTTAGCTCTTCGTTAAAGTCCTCAATGAATGAGAACCCGCATCCACTGCAGTGGTATACCTCGTTACCGTAATCATCAAGCGCCATCTTCTGCCTCCTCCTTCTTTTCTTTTGCTCTCTCCCACATGAAGCATGGCTTCATCTTACCACGAGCAATGAGATCCCTGTACTTACCGCAAGTGGGGCAGTCACCCTCGTTTATATAGTCGTCACTCGATAGCGTATGTGTAAGGGTCGTGCCCAGTTCCGTAGTCCCACGATTCAATGTATCCAATGTCCCCACACTTCCTTTCAAACACCCTGCCGCTGAAACCTTCCTCAGCGGTCATGGACCCCATCATACCACAGTCTCGGCAGCTTGCAAAAGTCTCGTGGTCCGAGTCAACGTGGTACCCAACCGTGTGCCCCAGCTCCCTTGCCACCCTCAGGTGGGCTAGCTCTCCGGCCCCTAGCTTGCTGTATGACCTAGTCCTTGCCCTATTACCACCCCATGTCCGGATGTAGATAGAAGCTACGCTGTCATCACCAAGAGGGCTCTTCTTCCTTGCCATTGCTAACCTCCCAATTCAACTGTACTTCTTTCTCTGGTCTCGGGAACCCCGTAAGATCGTAGTAGTCTATACCGAATTCCTTGCAGTACTTGCGTAACGACATCTTCTTTGCCGCAGCGTCCTTTGAAAACATCTCAAGCACTGCCCTCTTAGGGTTCACCTTGTCTCTCATGTGTAGTCCGAAATGTGCTTGGACACTTCCTTGTAGTCCCTGCACGCCATGAACACAGCGATCTCAAGCTCCTTGCCGGAAAGGTACTTAGTGATCATCTCAAGGAACTTCCTGGACCAGCTTGCACCGTGTATACCAATCGATCCCAGGTGTGCCAGCTCGTGAATAATTGTGTCCTTGTCGTAGATATGGGTGCAAAGCATTATGTGATTCATCTTAGCATCAGCTTCGCCAAGTGGGCACTTACGTCCGTATAGGTTCTTGTGCCAATGCACCTCAACCTTCCGAACCTCTATGCCTTCCTTGCTGGCAACATCAAGCATCCATGACAGCGCTTCACTCCAAGCAAGCCTAAAGCTTCTAGGAGTTCCCTTACTGAAAGATACCTTAGTACCGGCCACGCTTGATTTCCGCATGTCTCCAGCCTTCCGCAAGTTCCTTGATGTGCTCGTTAGCTCCGTCATGGTTCATAACCTTTGTGCCGTTTCCTAGGTCCGATGTTGACTTAGGGTTGTCAAGGTACCACACCTTGGCCTTCCAGCCGGATTCTCCATAGAAGATCACAGCCTCAGCCCTGACCTTAGTTCCCTTAAGTAGCTTAATGGTCTTGAAGTCTGAGATCATCCTAGGTCCTCCCATTCCCTGCCAGGGGCTGCTAGGTTCTCACCGCGCTCCTCGTAGGTCGTTCCCCTTGATACTGCTGACCACTCTTTCTCTCCGAGCGAGATCAGGATGAACGCGTAGTTGGCGATGTCGAGAAGCGCGTCCCTGACGCCTTCGTTGTACCAGTTTTCGTCAACGATTGCTTTGCCGGCGTCAATTGACCCGTTGATCGCTGTGGATACCCTGCTGCACTTGTCTTCTGCGAGCCTGCTGAAGACGCCGTATGGGCCGAGTGCTTCAATGTTCCTTGGTCCGTAACCCGCTTGACGCGACACCATGATGTCATACGCCTCAACCGAGAGATCTTTGAAGTAGTCTTTAAAGCTTTGTGGTACATCAGATTCCAATTTCTCCTTCGTGCTCATTATCCCATTCCTCCATAATCTTGGCTGCTAAATTGCTGTCTACAATTTGAGTTGATACTACTAACTTACTATCACACAAGACGCACGTGTGCAGCCTAACTGAATACGGACCGACAAGCTTGGCCCGACGTCTGTCTGGCTTCACCTTGCCGTGTCCGCACTTAGGGCACTTAATGCCAGTTTTCATCGCCGCCTATCAAGTAGGGCGAAAGCCAGTAGGCCAGCCCCTAGGGCCAGAGCAACTTGTGAGGTTGAACCAAGTACGAGCGCCCCGATCCCGACCGCAGGAACAAAGGTGTCTCTTGCTCGGGGGTGCGCTGCTGCCGTTTTGGCGACAGAGACGGCCCGACCAAAAAACGAATCACGATCTTCAGGTACTTCATTGTTAGGCGTCGTCGCCATCTTCGAGCTCCACCAGCTTCAATGCGATGCCGGCGGACACTTGAAGCACAGTGTCAATCGGGACCTGGAGTTCCTTCTCCTCGGTTCGTAGGTCTGCGTACTTCTGGACGATAGACAGGAATACAAGATCAAAAGAGCGAGCCCACTTTGCAGTGGTAGCCTCAATTGAACCCTTCCTAGACTTCGTCTTCTGTGGTACTGCCATAAGCTTTCTCCTTCACGTCTAACCAGTCCCGCTCATCCATGATCACCATGACACGCCTCTGGACCCCTGGCCCTGGTGCGTCTCCGATCACGAGGTAGGGGACCTCCCCAGCCTTAACGTCAATCTTCTTGATCCAGCCCCAATACTTATTTGAGAACATTGTTCCTACCTTGGTCTGGATCTTAAACAGTCCGTCAACTGTGACGTCCTCTGGACCTCCGTACATACCGGTCCTTCGACCGCCATGCTTCTTGGCCGTCTCTCGCTCAAAGGAGTTACCCCTCTGGCGATTCAGACGTCCCATCCTGCTCCGGTCGATCATCTTCAACCTCCACCACTAGAATTGGTGATCCTTCTCCGCCCTGAGCCCTAACCAGTAGTTCAAAGAACAGGTCCTTTCCCTCCTGTTCAAGAGCGGCAACGTCACTCTTAGAAAGAGACGCCATGTGGGCATTAACAAAACCGATTGCCTTTTCCTTGTAAGCTCCCATCCAAGCCTCCAAGCTATAGATTGCGACGTACCTTGGGGAGCCGTCTGCCTGGTATTGGATACCAAGCGAGACTAAGCCCTCCTCAAGGTCGTCAACGTATATTACGTCGTCTACGCTCAACGCTTGCGCAGCTTTCCCCATACTAGAGGGCTTGCCTCGTTAGCAAGAAGAGCGTATCCCTTTGCGTTCCCATCCTTGTCTGTTCTCTCTTCTAGCTTGCCTAGGATGTGGATGTGCTGGCGAGGGTCGTTGTCCTCGCGGTTCACGGTACTATCATAAATCTTCTGGACATGCGAAGCCAGCTCGGCATCAAATACCATGACCGTAACTCGGTCATATCGATTTGGGGCCTCAGACTTTTCTCGTGTCTCCTTGTCTGCTGCCATGAATGCGTCGTATGCGAAACTCTGCATGCTGCCAAAAAACTTCCAAACATCTCGTCCAGCCTTAGTCTGCTCTTTTACCGGTGCTACCTTGTCGGTTAGCCAAAGATCTACCCTATCCATTAGAACCCCCAATCTCCATCTGCCTTCTTAGTGTCGCCGCTGACTGGCTTGACGACATCCTTAAATACTTCCTTTGCTGCCCTGTTCAGCGCCTCGGACGAATCGTTCTCTGGATCATCACCAGTTGGGATGAGGAACGTAGTCAGAAGTGCATACTTAAGTGCACCAGTCGTTGCCTTGTACACGTGCTTGTCGCCGGCATCTGCTCCAGATCCCAGAGAGAAGATCGTGATCTGCTGTCCGCTCTCACCATCGATCAGGTGCCACGAGTACTTGAACGTGAGAACCGTCTGCTTACCAGACGGAGACTTCTCCTCGCTAAGCAACACGATGTCGCCTGGGACAATAATGATGCCATGACCAGCTAGCTTTTCCCGGATTGTGTCCGCTACCTGCGAAGCCATCACGTACTTGTATCCCTGGGCTTCGTTCTTGCCACCCTTGGCAATGTATCCGATCTCGCCCATGATCTCGGACAGCTTTCCGGCTAGTGTCTTACTCGCCATTTTCCCCTCCTCTACACTTGGTGAAGAACTCGCAGTATCCGCATGGGAAGAGCCAGTTCCCCGTTTTCTTTGACTTGTACTTGTCTTCGGAGAGTCTCCATGGGGGGACGTCTCTAAATCTGTCACTGTTCAGTACCTCCAATATCCTCAGGGCCTTGTCTCGCCACGACTCATCAACGATGAACTCTTCGGTGGCTAGGTCCCCTGCCCTGATGTAGACCAGTCTAGCAGAGTGGGGCTCCCCACGCAACCTGCTGATGGCCTCGGCGTAGATTGAAGCTTGGATCTGGTGCTCTGGCTTAGGAATGAACTTCCATGCAGAGTCACGAACAGACTTGTACTCAATCACCTGCTTCTCTCCGTCCTTCCACGTCACGACAGCGTCAATGTTACCCGCGAAGTTAAGCTCTGGGATCTCAACCGGCACCTCCTCCTCATAGGACAGGAGATGCTCAGAGTTCTTTAGAACCTTGTTGAATACGTCGCCAATAATCTTTCCGCGCTCAAAAATACGAAAGACCCCTTCGTCACGAGGATCAGTAGGCTCTACGTTATTACCGTAGTACCACTGCTGCCTAAGGCAGCTCCCAAGCAAAGAACCTCGCCATTTAGCCGTTGACGGCCGGTCCGTTCTTGCTTGGACGATCCCCTCTTCAAAGAGGTCGCCAATTAACTTCCTTACCATTGCCCCTCCTATTCCCCTGAGTAGACCTCCCTAGGCCGGAGGGGCGCCAGCCTAGGGAGAGGTTTTACAAACCTAGGATGGATTCTACAATCGCATCCCAATTGTTGTCAAACCGTACCGCCTTGTCGTCCACGTAGGCGACCGCGACAGGCTTGCCAACCCCGGAATATATCTCGTCGTATGGCACACCCCATGCGTCAAGGCTGGCCTTCATATCTGCCACCCTTTCAGCTGAGTCTGGGAACTTCTCCCAGGCCCTAGCGGAGTGTATCACAATCTTGTATCCGTTTGCCCTAAGCCTGGACAAGCCCTCCACAACTCCAAGAGCTGGGACTACTGTTCCAAAGACTCTGACAGCAATTGTGTCGTCATAATCAACACACACACTAGTCGAAGCAATCAGATCAAAATCGGTCATCGATGAATGCTATTAAGGAGTGGCTTCATCTTGGCGAATACGTCTCGCAATACAAGGACGTCTGCCTCGCAGTGCTCAACGATAGTCTTAAACGCCTGCTTACCCTCGTTGGTATGTCGGCGCTCTGCGTCCTGCCAGAGACGAACGTCAAGCGGAGTCTTGCTATTGTTGGTACGGAAGTACTTGGAGATGTTCTCAAGGCTTCGGCGCCCTGCTCGCATGTGCCGACCAGTTGCGTACCACATCAGGTCAATATGCATCTGTGTCCCGATAGGACGCTGACCGGTCTCAAGCAAACGTGCGTTGATGATCGGAAGGTCAAACATCTTTGAGTTCCAACCAACAAGAATGTCGTACTGTGCAAGCTCATCTGAGATTGCCTTTACAAGCTTGCTGTCGTCCATCCACGTTTTGCCCTTGTGTGTCTCTAGTGACAGGGTCTTAACGTTGCCGAACTCGTCCGCTACACTCATGCAGAAGATCGTAGTCCATGAGGAATACGTCGTCTCAAGGTCGTAGAAGGCCATCCGGAAGCCGGCGTAGTCACCCTTAGGGGTTGACTTGATAACCCGTACTTCCTTTGGTGCCGCCGGATGGTTGGCCGCATAACGCTTATGCAGCTTCTGAGCTTGATCCTTTGTGATGTCTAGCTGCTCAGCGATCTGCTTGAATGAGAGCCCCTTCTCTTTGAGCAGCCCAATGCGCTCAATCGATCCATCGTTTGCCATTTTTTTCTCCCTATGGCGGAGGGCGCCTCGGCTGAGCCAAAGCACACCCATCCCAGCCGATACTAGTCCACAGTGATGATGCGCGTCAAGGCCTTACTTACGACCAAACTCAGCTGCTTTGATGAGGTCCAGGCTGACCTTTTCAGCGCCGTCAACTCCTACCTCAATCCTGACTCCGCCAACCACGTAGGCATCCTCAAGGATATGAGGCGCAACAAGATCTGGGTAGTTCACGTTGTCCCTTCGGACGTTGACCGTAACTACGTCCCCGAGGTAGAAGTCCTCAAAGGGCCTGACCTCGTCTGGAGCCAAAGTGATCGTAGTTGCCGATACGTTGAGCATATCGCTCGTCATGTCAAGAAGTGATTTGGCATACTTCTCTAGTTCGGTTGCGTCTGCAAAGTTTGACTCCGACCTAAGCAGTGGAGCATACCCAAACTCCTGCTGTGACCCAGTGTTCTCCACCAGTTTTCC